TGGGAATGCTCTAAATTTAATTGTTTCAGCTGAGGCAGTGCCCTTACCCCAGCCGCTTAATACTTCATCTTGGCGTGGTAAATAACCACGTGCTGTATCTCGAACAGTAAGCATCGCTGTCTTAATATCTTTAGCCATCTGTTTATTAAGCTCTGGCTCTACTTCTCTCATAGCCTTCTGGAGTTGCTTAACGCCGTTTACTACGACTGGCATTTCGGATCTCCTTAGCTCTGTCGGTTAGCACCTGTATAATTGCGGCATACATTTCGCTATCCATATCGATAAATTCTCTAGGCGGTATCCCAGTCTCTACGCTCAGTTGTGCGATGCTGTAAAGGATTGAAGACCGCTCAGTTATTTTTTTTCTTCGTCTAATACCTCGACAGTATCTAGAGTGTCTATGAACTCTGATCCCCATAAAGGTATCTGTGCGCCAGCCCTGCGTAAGCATTCATAAGCCAGCCAGAATATCTCTGTTTGACGTTCGTGTTCACGCAGGACTTTACTAATTCCTGATCCGTACTTTAACTCGAAAGCGTACTCGACACCTGGTGTTATCTTATGTTCAGATACTTCACCATTAGCCCTTGTTATCTTTAGCTTTGCCATTATTACTCCTTAGTTAGAATGCCACCGATGGGGACACTGTTATTGCGGAGTTTACTGTAAATGTGATAGATGAGGTAGCAATTTCAGCCACGCCACCTTGACCGATTGGGGTCAGGTTATTTACTAGAACTGAAAACTGATAAGTAGGGTTTTCAGCTGATACTGCAGTGCCTTTAACAGTGATTACTGATATTGCTAAAGTTTTGCCAAAGGCTGCGCTAAGTGTTGCGTTTACCTGAGAGGCTGCCCAGTCATTGATAAAATCGATGGTGAATGTGCCTGATTGCAGACCAGCCACAAATTTATGTGCGGAGTCACCCATCGCTGTTACTTCGAGTTCATCGACGATTTGATTAATTACAGCATTAGTCACGTATGAGCTAATGTCGATTGATGGTGTAGTAGGCGCAGCATTGGTAGCCAACTTAACACCTACGTTATTATTTAAATAGATTGCCATTGTTATTCCTCGTCTTTCTTAGTTTGTGCAGTTGGTTTTGGTGCGCTTGCTATTTGACCTGTCTTTTTCAAGAAGGCTAAGTCTTCTTCGTGTGTGCTCATTTTAACTCCAGCTCGTTAGGATTGATACAGTTATTTCTGATGTTAATAAATCTCCACTAGCTGCGTTAGTTATAGCTGGAGCGGAGACACTTGATATGTTGTAAACCAGGGTAGATGCCGCTAGTTTAGTTACTACTGCCACAATAAAATCTTCTATACCTTTTAGGTTGCCTTGATTGTCAAATGCAGGTGTGGTTACTAAAATCTTAAAATTGGCCAGGGGTGCTATACCTGTTTGGCTATTATTGTTCGGCTCAATGTAAGGATCGGATGGGGTCACCACGACACTATTTGCGAGCAGAGTTGCAGGTGGGAATGCAAAGGTTGACCAAACTCCAGCGTTTGCTAAAGCGGTTGCTAGCGTGCCACGTAGGGTGCTTATTGCAGCCATTAGCCGACCAGTGAATTAGGACTAGAATACGGTTGGATGAGACCACGCACTCTGTTAATCAGCTGATAACCCATCCGATATGGGCTTGCAGTGATCCCATCCATACCTACCCCACCTGTGGCTGAAACCTGACGGCTCTGCCATATATCGACAGCAACTATCATCGCAGCCTCTCTTATGGCAGGGGTCGCAGTGTAAGCCTGTGCTTTATGCTCTGGTCCGAGGGCTCGGCCGTATGGTTTAACAAAATGAAATGGATCGTCTGCAGAAACTTTTGCGTATTGAATAATGCTGTAGCCGTTAGGGTATGAACTAAATGCGTATGTACTCCAAAACATCGTGCCAATAGATGCTGGCACTGTAGTACCTGGAAATGATCCTGTTAATGTGTATGTGCCGTTATATGTTGCACCACAATTACTTACTGTTATTGATTGACCAGTAACAAATATACCTGGGTTTGCTAATACTAAAGTTGCAACGTTGTTGCTAATAGATGAACCGACTACTGGAGCATCATTATGCCAAAGATAAGCACCGACTAGATCCTCTGCCGATTGGCAGCACTCTTCCACTGTAGCACTGCTGTATAAAGTGCCAATACCTAAGTTACTTCGTAACTCGGCTTCTGTAACCATTACGGCTGCCATAGTGTCCTTTCTTAAAAAGCTCCCCTAGGGCTAGGGCTACTAAACCCTAGAGGATTATTAAATTAACTAACTTATTACGTTAGGTTGAAGCGGCGAACGCCACCTTGTACTAATACACCAACAGCCATGTAGCCATATAGTGATGTCTCGATCTCGCCTGAAGTTGGGATGTTTGTTGACAGACGTAGAATTGGTGACTCGTAAATTGATACTGCTGAAGGTACAACAATAAATGCTGACTCATCAATTACAGTAGATACTGCGTTTGGATCTACGTATAGATCTAAACCAAGTACGTTCCCACGCAACGAACGTGGTGATGCTTGTCCTGCTGCGTTCATTGGTTGTGATGCTGTGTAAATTGGGCGATCAGTTGTGTCCTTAGCACCAATTAACAGATTCCATTGGCCAGTGCCAGCGATGTAAGCAGTTGCTAACTCACCTGTTGCAAGGTATGCAGCTGGTGCTTGCTCTGCTACGTAGGCAATAAGGCCGTTAGATGTTGCAGCTTGTGGATTAGCTTGTGCGCCACCTGCTGTTAATGCTGCAATTACTGCTGCATCTGTTGCCTTATTGTAGGCCCGAGTCATATTTTCCAACATGGCTGCAAAGAAGTCTGGTGAGCTGCGCTCTAAAACTTCTAAACTGTAGCGTTGAAGGCCACTGTATTTTTTAACTGTGAGATTTACATAGCTTGAGACAATACCTGTTTCTGATGGTGCGCCTGCTTCTGCAGTCTCTGCAACTGTACCTGAAGTAGTGATCTTAGGTACTGAGATTGTCATACCTGCTGCTGGTAATGCACGTGTACCGATTGCATCTACAGCTGGGCGTGATCCAATTAAAGTATCTACTACTGTAGGTACGAATTGTGTTGGATTAAATGCTGGGTTAGTGGTGAAACTGTCATCTGCAGCAGTTAAATACTTTGCTACATCTGCTTCTGCTTTCATTACCCACTGTGCTGATTCGTGGTTACCTAATTTTGCTTTAATGCTGTGTTCCAGCATATGTGCTTGTGTTCTGATTGGTGAGCGTGGCTCTGTATAGAAGGATGCACTAATTGTAGGGCGTGCGGCTTCTACTGGAGCAGTCTCGACCACTGGTGTTGCTGTTGGCTCGGTGGTGTTTTCCACTATAGCCTCACTTTCCGTAGTTGGTTGATTTGTTGCATCCGCTTCGCCTTCGCTAGCGGCAACTTTAGTTACTTGTGCTTCTGTAAATGCTGGTGATTCAACTAGGCTAACTTCTTTGAGTGTTGCCTTAGTTACATAAATATAATCCTTTTTTTGTGATGATTTTATTACATCCACACCTACAGACAGGCCGTCAATTAATTGCTCTCCTGCAAGTATGAGTGCTTCTTGGCCAGACATACTGGCACTAATTTTAAAACTAGCGTAAATACCATCTTCTGCTTCGTTAAATTTTTGCATTCTGCCGATTGGGCGTTCTGCACTGTGTTGCATAAGCATCTTGATCTTGCCTGGATCTCCTACCTCTATTGATCCTTTAGCAAATACAACTTTGCCAGCACTGGTGTTGCCAGGTACTTCAAATGGCACAATCTTGCCTGCAATTACTCTGCGCTCGCCATCTGCGCTTTCAATCTGGCTACTGAACGTAAGTAACATCAGTGTCCTCATTTCCGTTAGGTGTCATTTGTTCCATTTCTTTAGCTTGCTCTACATCTATTAAACCTAGTGACAACATTTTCTCTATAGCTTCTAGTCGCTTCATTGTGTCGGCACGTAAGAATGATTCTTCTAATGCAAATTTAACTACGTGGCCACGTGGGGTTATATCATCCATTGATAGGCGATCTTCTATAGCACAAATGTATGGTTGTAGCGAATAGGCAACAAATTCTTTGCGGCCATCGATAATGTTTTGATAAGTCATACTGTTATTCATATCTGCTGATATGTAATACGCTGGCACGTTCATAGCTCTAGCGATTTGCGTTGCTAAGTATTGCTGTGCCTCTGAGTACATCATATCTTTAGGTGAATATCCAACAGTTTCATAACTTAATGTGCTAGTTAGGTATGCTGTTGATTTATTTTGACGTGCTGTTTTCCAGGCTGCTAGTAATGCTTGTACTTGTGACTCTGGCATATCTGCGCCAGTGTTTTTAATAAATCCTGTAGCCATTGGTGTTTGTGCCGCTACTGCACTTGCCTTTTCTAAATCTAAAGCTGCTTGTATTGTGCGGCCTGCTGTTTGTAATACGCCTTGTGTTAATCCTTGAAATGTAACTAAAGATCCAACACCAACCATAGGCACTTTAGCGCCATCTACTGTGTAATATAAAACTTCTGTACCTAATTGATTTGTTTGTGCTACTACACGGCTATTAGCGATCCATTCAAATCTAGCAGGGCGTAAATCGTCTGCATAAACTTCTGTACAACGCCAAAAGGCCTGGCCAAACATTATAAGGCTGTCCACAGTCCAACTAATTGTTACTGATCTTGGTTGTCTTATATCTGGTTGCTCTAACCATAATGGTTTGCCTAATTTTTGACCTGTAGATTTTTTGTACAGCTCTAAAGGTAAATATCCAATAACACCTTTAATTAAATTTAAGCATCTGTTGACCGCTGGCACTTGTGTCGCTAATGTGCGATCCATCGGGCCAAATCCAAATGTGTTGTAACCAAATTGGAGACTGTTATCGCCCATAACGGCAGGGGCGTATTGCGCTTGTACGGCTTTACTATTATTGGTTATACCCAAAGCAGACAATAGACCCATATGTATACTTTATACCATAAATCGGACTATTGGTGCAAGTTAGACAAAGATTTGTGCGGTTTGTTGTGGCTTAGTTAATTGACTTACAACCATAGCCAGTGATATAGCAGCTGTAACATCGCCAGCCGATTTTCTACGTATTATGCGCCAGCCAGCATCATTAGTCTTAGCGGCACAGTTATTTAAATGCTGTACTAGCTCTGTCTGTCCAGAATGGACTACTCGATTATTAGCCAGGCCATCGGCAAGGTCTGAGCACGCCTGGTAGAACGCTTGTCCTGATACATCGACCATACGCCATCCGCTTTGCTCTAATCTAGTGGCAATAGTTTGCGTGGCGTACTTGTCATAACAAATTGTGGTCGGATGATATTTTCTAGCCCACTCATTTATGTCGCTTGCCATCTTAATCTCATCTATTGCTATATCGCTATGCCAAAGCTGTGCTAATCCAACTGCTATCTTCCCATCTTTGACCTGACCCATAACGAGAGCCCCAGATCGCCTTGTCGGTGCAATATCAAATGCCATAATCGTTTGTGGCCCGACAGGTATCTCTAAGCTGCTATCGCTGCACTGCTCGATTGATCCATACACCCAGGGGCTGACAGTAGAGTCGATCCATTGGCACAACATCTCAGTCCTTGTAGCTTCTATTGTGTTGGTCGCTACAGATTCTTCTAAGGTTTCTTCTGTAATTAAATAACCAAGTGCAGGGTTAGCCATAGCCCAGGCTTTTCTATCGTGAATTTTGCAGTGCTGTGGCGCTGACCATTCGTAATAGCCTAAAGTGTCAGGTGGATACGATAATGCACGCTCTCTTAAATCATTAAGCACAGTGCTAAACCCATCGCCTGCGTTACTTGTCATAAAGGTCATCGCATTAGGTCTTGCACGTGTTACTGGTAGTGCAGCTGTAAAGGCTTCCTCTGTCCATTCACGGATTTCATCAAGATATAAAAATCCAGCGCTCTTGCCTCTAGGTGCGTCTCTCGTTGCTGCGGCTATTTCATACCTAGCGCCGTTTAATAATGTTATAGATTCTTGACCATTAGCCAGGCGTATCTGCTTTACTTGATCTTTTAAAAATTGATTGTCTTCGATCATATAAGCGACTTGCCTAAATGTATCAAGTGCCATATTTCGGTTTGAGGACATACCCAAAACGTTTTTAGTGTCCCATAAGAATAGATGCGCCAGGATTAGCATACGTGCTAGGTGAGTCTTGCCATTCTGTCTCGAAATCAACGCTATACCCAGCTTCTTTTTAAAGTTGCCTGTATCGTCGATAGTTAAAAGGTCATCAAGCAGCCAGCGTTGCCAGGGAATCAAGGGCAAGTTAATTTTCTCAGCTAGGTCTGCTACCTCTTGCGCTTTGCTATTACCTTTAAGTAAGGGCGTGTGGATTCTAGGCTCAGTGCTGCCAATTAGCCCGACCCCTCGTAAGGTCTGTTTTATTTCCGTATCATTTTGCATCGAAATCAAGCGTATCAGGTTTATTAAATGGTGAGTCTGGCACTGTTCGGATCGTCTCAGGGAGAGAA